ATTGATGCCCAGCTAAAGGAAGAGGGATTTGATCCTTCCGACGATGAGTACTACGATGAGGTCGATTCAAGGCTTTCTCGTCAGTTCCCTCAGAAGTTCAAGGATCTAAAGGTAAATTCCCAAGATGAGTCGGAAGATGATTCTGGGAATGCTACAAACGCTACGAAGGCGGCGTCACGACCTTCTCAGGTGGTTTCGGGTGCGTCACGCACACCTAAAGCCTCTACAACTTCTCGCGGCAACAAGGTCAAGCTCACACAAGAGGATGTCCGACTTGCACAGAAGTGGGGTATTCCACTTGAAAGATATGCAGCGGAAAAGCTTAAGGCTGAACAGGCCAATGGCGACTACACTCCAATCTGATATACACAAAACTAAGCGTGGAAGGAAATAAACAATGACACGGGAACTAAATTCACGAACTGCCAACACTCGCGAGAACGAAAAGCGTAAGCTTGTATTCGAGGAGCCAAACTGGCTGGACATTCCGGAAACTGTCCGTCAGCGATTTTCAAATAGCGGAAATGCTCTTCGATGGATTCGGATTACAATCAAGAATGAAGAGGACTACCAGAATATTGGTAAGCGTCTTTCAGAAGGTTGGGAATTCGTACAGGCTGACGAGGTTCCAGAGATGATGGCTTCCTCTTTCGTGAGAGAGGGAGGGCGTTATTCAGGTGCTGTCTGCCGTGGAGATCTAGCGTTGGCTAAGATGCCAACTGAGCTAGCTGAATCTCGCCAACGCTTCTATGAGAATAGGAGCAGGGAAATGGTACAGGCTGTCAATTCTCAGCTACTGAGCAACTCAGACAGTCGCATGCCAATTTCTGTAAACAGCAAGACAAATGTCAGCAGGGGGAAGTCTCCTTCGTTTCAGGACTAAGTAGACTTAAGCCTCTTCACACTAATCTTGCACTTGTCAATGTCTATCAAATAAGAAAGGAAAGTGTAATATGTCTACTACCAAGACACTATCCGGTCTTACTCCTTCACGCATTGCTGGTGCCGCCTATAACACGACTGGTGCTAACGAATACCCAGTTTCAACTGGTTATTCTTCAAACATCTTCACGGGCGACATTGTAAAGGTTGTGAGCGGGTATGTACAGGTAATCACCTCGACAGAAGATTTTGCTCGCGGTGTTTTCATGGGCTGCCGTTATGTTCAGGACGGCGAGCCAAAGTGGAGCCGTTACTGGCCCGCTAATACTTCAGCCTCAGAGATCTACGCACAGGTAGTTGATAATGCTGCCGCAACGTATCTCATTCAGGCTGATGCATCACTCTCGATTGGCGATATCAACAGCCAGAACTTTGCTGTAACACTAGGTGCTGGTTCAACTGTAACCGGCAAGTCTGGTTTCGGCATCAAGGCAGCAGGGCGTACGACTGGTGCAGCAATGGTTCGTCCGGTTGCTGTATTTGATGTCCCCGGCAATGATATTCTAGTTGCTGCCGAGCGCGCCTTTCCAGTAGTTGAAGTCAAGATCATGCAGAATGCTGACCACTTCATTAGCGTTGTCGCTAGTGTTGGGGCAGTAACATCTGCAACGATCTAATTGAAGGAAGGAGTAAATAACAATGGCTATTAATCGCGCTAGTATTGCGAAAGAGCTTCTTCCGGGCCTTAATGCAGTCTTCGGTATGGAGTACAAGGAAGTTGACAACGAGCATGCAGTCCTCTACGCAGTAGAGAACTCCGAGCGTGCCTTTGAAGAGGAGGTTCTCTTCACGGGCTTCGGTGCTGCTCCAGTCAAGGCCGAAGGCGCTGCTGTCCAGTACGACAATGCACAGGAAAGCTATGTCGCTCGTTACACCAACGAGACCGTAGCCCTCGCATTTGCCGTAACGGAAGAGGCAATGGAAGACAACCTATACGATACGTTTGCCAAGCTTCGTGCACGTGGTCTCGCCCGTGCAATGGCAAACACCAAGCAAGTAAAGGCTGCCGACGTTTTCAACAACGGCTTCAGCACTGCTTATCTTGGTGGCGACGGTGCCGCATTCTTCTCGGCATCTCACCCTGTCGTAGCTGGTGGCAACCAGTCCAACACATTCGGTGCAGTTGATCTGTCCGAGTCTGGCATGGAGACTGCTCTTATCACCATCGCAAAGGCCAAGGATGACCGTAACATCCTTATTGGTCTTCAGGCACAGTCACTACACATCCCACCGGATCTTATCTACACGGCTGACAAGATCCTTAACAGCACTCTCAGCACGACAACCGTTACGAACAGCACGACTGGCGTAACGAACGTCAACGACGTTAACTCACTACGTCGTATGAGTGCACTGCCAAAGGGCTATTTCGTAAACCATCGGTTTACCGATACGAATGCTTGGTTCATTCGTACCGATTGCCCCAACGGTGCAAAGATGTTTGTCCGTTCTCCTCTGGCAACCAAGATGGAGCCAGATTTTGACACGGGCAACCTACGCTTCAAGGCTCGCGAGCGTTATTCGTTCGGGTGGTCTGATTGGCGTGGCTTCTACGGTGCTTCTGGTTCTTCGTAATATTTGAAGACCTAGAGTAAGTCTGGAAGGGCAGATAGAGAGAGATCTTTATCTGCCCTTCTTTTTGGTCTTGTGGTCCTTTTCTTAAGGTGGCTACAAGTGGTATAATGTAGAAACATCTCAAAAGACTTCTTTTGCTTTTTGAAAAGGAAACAAACTCATGTCAACAACTCTAAGACAGGGACATGTAACTGGCAGCGGTGCTGTTCTAGATGTTACGTCAAGCGTATCTCTGGAGAATACCCGAATCAGAGGTATCTTTGCTACCGGAATTGGCACGTTTCTCATTACTGGAGTTTCCACTGATCCATACGGTAACAAGAGTGGAAACAACATCAAGTTTACGCTAACGACGGCAGTAGATGCCAGTGACATCATCCTACCAGAAAATGGAATTAGAATGGATGGTGTTGTCAAGGTTTCAGCACCAACTTCAGCAGCAGCAGTAGCTATTTTCTACGGCTAAACCCACATGCCGACGTATACTTACCTAGTCAATGACATCATCGCTGCCACTGAGAATACTGGCACTGAGTTCATTGACTACATTCCATACATGGTCAATAAGGCTGAAGAGCGCCTTGTAAAGGATCTGGATGACTACGGTCTAGTTTCGTATACGTCTGTGGCTGTAAGCGCAAACAACAATATTGTCACGCTCCCCTCTGGATCTCGTATAGTCAAGAACTTCAATATCAAGAGCAATGGAACCAAGATCAATCTCTTGATGCGTACTGACGAGTTCATCAATGATTACTGGCCTGTGTCAGCTTCCGTTGGAGAACCAAAGTACTATGCTCCTCGTAATAATTCTACTGTTCTTGTGGCTCCTACTCCGGCGTCTACGTGCAATGGACAAGTAGTCTACATTTCTCGTCCAGTAACTCTTTCATCTGTATCTGATACAAACTACTTTAGTGACTATTGCTATGACTTGCTATTCTACGCAAGCATGGTAGAGGCGCTTATGTACCAGAAAGACTATCCTGCAATGCAAGTATTTGAAGCCAAGTACAAGCAGCTTCTTGAACTTCAGCGCAATCAAGCTCGCAGGACTCGTCGTGATGACATGCAAACTCCATCCAGTCCCGCTGGTGGCGACAATACACTTGTACTAAATTCCAACTAAAAGGAGATAAGAAAATGGCTGGCCTAAGAAAGACTCTAAATTTGCTGCTCAGCAAACGAACTGGTGGAGAAGAAAAGGTTGCTCCAGCTCTTCGTGAGACAAAGGAATACGCAATGGGCAAGGCAAAGGGTGCTGCTGGTGGGGCAGCCGCTACTGCTGCTGGATACGAGGGTGCCAAGCTTGTTCGCGAAAAGATGGCTTCAGATGACGAGGCTCGTCGTCAAGCAACAAAGGATGATAACCTTTATGAAGATAAGTTGACTTCAGATGAGATGGATGCGCTTAATGAGTACACAAGCAAGAAGTCCTCAAAGGGTTCTGTAACCAAAAAGGCTATGGGCGGCAAGGTTGGTCGCGGATGTGGCGCAGCCATGCGTGGCGGTGGCGCAGTAATGAAGAAAGGAAAGATGTACTAAAATGGCAAAGGGTAAGAAGCCAGCTTCTGGCGTTGACTACGAAAAGATGGATCCTTACGCTGGCGATGTAACCAGCGGCCCCGGTGGAAGCACCATGAAGGAAGACATTCCACCTCCAGCACCTCCTGCACCTCCAGTTCGCAAGCCTTCTACTCCAACAGTCCGAAAGGCTATGGGTGGTAAGGTTGGTCGTGGTTGTGGTGTAGCAATGCGTGGTGGTGGTTGCGTAATGATGGGATCAAAGAAGAAGTAATAGCACATGCCACTTAAGAAGGGTAGCTCATCAAAAGTAGTAAGCAGCAACATCCGGATGCTTATGAAGGAGGGTAGACCACAAAAGCAAGCAGTAGCTATTGCACTTAGAAATGCAAATGCTAAGAAGCTTTCTGCTGGCGGTCTACCATCTCTAGTTACAAATAAGGCGGCATTGCGGGAAGCAATCAACACACGCGACAACGAAAACATGTCAATGGAAGACAGGATGGCTGCTCAGAAGATCATGCGTAATGTCGGTAAAAGTGGAGTACGAAAAGAGAAGAGGGCCATGTCCCAGAGTGGTGATCTTGTAGTCATGAAGATGGGTGGTTACGTCTCTCGCGTAAATGAAGCAGGAAACTACACAAAGCCTACAATGAGAAAGCAGCTATTCAACAGAATTAAAGCTGGTACAAAAGGCGGCGATGCGGGAGAATGGTCAGCTAGAAAGGCACAGCTTCTAGCTACTGAGTACAAGAAGCGTGGTGGTGGATACAAGTAATGTCTAAACTCATGAGTTCGCAAGCAAGCTTGAAGGCTTGGACAAAGCAGAAGTGGCGAACAAAGTCTGGGAAACCTTCAAAGGAAACAGGTGAGCGATACCTTCCAGAAGCTGCAATCAAGTCCCTTACTCCGCAAGAGTATGCAGCTACTACAAAGGCAAAGCGGAAGGGAACAAAGGCTGGAAAGCAGTTTGTAAAGCAACCAAAGACTATTGCAGAAAAAGTAAAGGGTTTCAGGAAGATCTAAAATGGCACTCACAGATTCAGAAAAGAACAAGCTACAGAAGCTTGGACTTAGTGGCCTTAACAAGCCAAAGAACACTCCATCACATCCTACAAAGAAGGGTGTGGTAGCAGTGCGTTCTCCATCTGGAGGCGTAAAGGTAATTCGATTTGGTGACCAGAAGATGGGTCACAACTATTCTCCAGAAGCTAGAAAGGCATTCAAGACAAGGCATGCGAGCAATATCGCAAAGGGTCTACAGAGTGCAGCCTATTGGGCAGACAAGGTTTACTGGGCAGGACCAACGGGATCAAAGAAGATGCCTCCAAAGTCCCAGAAGTATGTTAGAGGCATCAA